CGTCGGAAGGACCGATCGCCACCCCGGGGGGGGCTATGTTTTCGGGCGGCGTTGCGGTTGTTGCGAAGCGGCTTCATCGCTTTTTTGCTCGCCCCCTTGCCGGCTTCGTCTTGCCGTTCGCCGGCGATGGCGGGCGCTCGGTGTCGCTCGTGTCGATGAGCGGCGTCGCCGGGGTCGCGTCGGCAGCCGCCGAGAACTCGAGCGCGAGTTGTCGGATTGGCATGAGCGCGGCGCGCATCTGCGGCGTCGACTCGGACTTCACCACGATCGCCGTGTTCTCGCCGTGAAAGTCGAAGTGGATCCCGTCTCCCTTCTTGCACGCAAAGGCTTTGCCGATCTTGGCGAGGAGCTTCGGGTTCATGCCGACGCTCGACATGCGGACGCCGTTGCCGTTCGGCCACACGCGCTCGAGCGGCGGGAAGCCTTCGACGGGTTCGCAGTCTAGGCGCCCGACCTTCTCGATCTCGAAGCGCACGAGCTTGTCGTCGGTCACGACCTGGATCGTGCCCTCCTCATCGGCGAGCATAGCGAGCAGCTTCTTTGCGCGATCGGAACTGATCGCCGCTCGGCCTGGCACGTCGACGGCGGCGTCGAATTGACGTTCGGCGCACCACACGCCGTCGGTCGCCATCGCTTTCGGCTGTGGCCATTCGAGCTCGAGGCACACCGAGTTCATGCTCGGACGTTCGCGATCGCTCGATGCCGCGCACACGACCGACGTGAGCGCGACTCTCAATTCGTTGATGGGGACTTGGGCTCGCATGCATCCTCCTCGTCTTGGGTTCGGGGCCGTGGCGGTTTCTTCGGCAAGAGCTCGGGGTCGTGCATCCATGCCGGCAAGGGGCGCGTCGCCTTCGACGAGAGGATGTAGCCGCCTCGCTCGCCCTCTTTGCTGAAGCGGTCCTTGCGGCGCGGCCTCATGCTCCGCCGCCCTTCCCGCCAGCCTCGAGGGCGGCAAGGCGTTGCTTGTCGGCCTTGGCTTTGGCTTCGAGCTCCTCGCGCGTGCTGACATTTCGCACCGGCGGTGTGCCGTTCAGTTTGCCGTTCAGGTGCACGGGCTCGGATGGCGGACGGCGCACCGGCGCGCTCGGTGGCTCAGACGCTCTCACGGCTTCGGGCGGACGTGGCTTCTTCGGTATTCCGTATTTGTTGAGGCGTTTCTCAAGCCAACGAGGGGGATGCGCGTTGTCGACGAGCTCTGCTTCATCGTCTCGCAGGTAGGCCCGCATCCAGTGATGCAGCCAGACCTCACGATCACCCTTCGATTCCGCGAGCTGGCCGATGCGTCGAAGCGCGGCTTCGTCGGACTGCTTGCCCACGGAGCTCGTGAGCATGAACGGCCGGTGGTGTCGTTTCAGAAAAAACGCGCTGTAGATGCGCAGGGCCGCGTCGAAGGGCGACTCGCCCGAGGACTCGGCCCGCTGCGCCTCGGGCGTCGTTGGGTCCGATTTCGAAAATCCCCCCGCCCTGCCCCCTGGGGGGTTGGGGGGTATTTTGTCCTGTCCTCTCCTGTCCTGTCCTGTAGGCGTTACATCCGTTTCACCATGAAACGTTACAGGCTCACCTAAGCCCTTGTTTTTCCTGTGTTCACGTACACGATCCGTGCTCGACTTCGGTCCAGCCCACTCTCTCCATTTGTTGATAGTGAGTCGGTGCGTGACAAAATCGCGATCGATCGTGATCACCTTTTGTCCGGATTCGTCTGGCAGAGAGAAAATTTTGAGTGCCTCCCGCACCTCTCGGCGGTTGCCCCCGAGCAGGTCGTGAACCGCCCGGAGCGTTTCCCACTTGACAGGCAGATCGAGGACGCCGGCGGTCGGCCGAGCCTCGAGGGAGAGCTCGAGCAGCACGAAACGTAGCGCTCGCGGGATCGACTTCTTCGGCCCTTTCATGAGACGTCGATGCGCGGGCACCCACTCGGCGGTCACGGCGCCTCGAAGCGATCGTCGGTTGGGGTGAACGTTGTTCGAAAGCATGACCCGATCGCCCGATAGAGGACATCGGGCGGCACGCATACGCACTCTGTCCAATACCCTTCGTTTGGCACTCGGATCGTCGCGTAGTCTTTGCGCCACTCGGCGCCGCGCATTCGCCAGGCCGATTGCAGTTGCGGGACGGGAAACAGGTGACACCGGCCGAGCGGCAGAACGGCGTAGGCGATGTAATCCGCCAGAAGGGGCTTGACGATCCAGCCAGGCGACTCCTTCTCGAGATCCGACCATGTCTCGAGCGCGATGTCCTCGAAGGCCTGGCCGTGCTGATTGCGAAACCGGACCTTCTCGTCGATCAAGACGAGCTTACCCGTGCACAGGGTGACGGATCGATCGACGCCGGCGGCCTGCCAATAGCCGTTGCGGCTGTGCTTCGTCATGCTCGCGAAGTCAGGGAAGAACTCGCGATAGATTCTCTCCCACTCCGGCCAGTCTTCGGCCCGGTGAGAGCGCTCGAGCGACTCGGCGAAGTTGTGGACCGTCATGCTTCGTTGCCCCATCGGGCCCATCCGTCGCGAGCTCGGCGGGCGAAGAGTTCGACGCGCGCGAGCTCGGGATACATGCGCTCGATGAGCTCGTAGAAGATCGCCGGCTTCTCACTGTGCTTGCCGCGCGGCGATTCGACGACGGACGAGGGCCGGTCGCTCGGCATCGGCGTCGGCGGCTCGCCCCTCGTCGCGATCAAGAGAAGCTCGTGCTTTTGCCTGGCGTAGTACCCCATCCCGATCTTGTCCTTCACCCACACCATGCACGTGCGATAGGTGAAGGCCCAAGCGTCGAGCACGTGCATGGCCTCGGCGAGCTTCGGCGACGTTGCCCACAAGAAAAGCACCGCGTCGTCGGTCGCGAGCCTCTTGCCGACGGAGAGCGCGCAGATCTCCTCGAGGGCCATCGTGGGGTATTGGTTTTCGATCGCGCGCGACTCGGTCTCGATGTGCTCGTAGCGCCAAGGGGGATCGACGTAGAGGATCGGAAAACGTCCGAGCTCGCCCGTCAAAGGCGTCTCGTTTTTGCTGGTTTCGACGAGCTTCGCGATCCGGCCTTCGCGTCGGAGCTCGTTCGCCACTTTGCGGAAATCGCCCAGATCGCCGAGCTTCGCGAGCGCCTTGCCGCGCATGCTCTCGGGCATGCGCGCGAGCTGGACGGCGCCACTCGTCGACGGCACATGACCGTTCTTGCGCTCCGTCGCGACATAGGTGTCCAGCTCCTTCGACGAGAGCGAAGCGACCTTTTCGAACTCAGCCGCACGTTGCTTCGTGACGCCAACCGATTCGAGGGCATCGCGCTTTAACGAAGTCCGCGCATCGGACTTGGTTTTGTTCCCGCGGCCCGGCCCGGGAGCGGAGGTCTTTGGCAACTCTCTTGCGAGTGCACCCATGCGGGCGTCCGCGCGCAAGATGATCTCTCCGGCGTCGAGCGCGATCTCCTTGCCGGCCTTCTGTGTACGGGCGTACGCCTTCATGGCCACCGCGACGTCGCGGATCTTCTTGACCTCGTCGGTACGAGTCGCCTCGGCGAGCATGACCCGCGCCCGCTCGACGGCGAGGAGGCCGGGGCGCGACGGGGCGAGCGCCGCCGTCATCGCTCGCCCCGCCGACGATCGCGTTTGTACTGCTCGATGGCGCAGCGGATGGCGCGCCGCTTTCGGACTTCTTCATCCACGAACAAGACGAGCGCGACGAGCGCAGCGCAGACGACGAGCATGGTTCACCTCTTCGGTCGGTGGGCGGCGTGAAGCTGCAAGAACTGCTGAAGGTCGTCCTCGAGGTCTCTGCCGGCGCACCACCGCGCGCCACCGCAAGGGCAGGTGGCGACCAGGCCGAGCTCGGCGGCGATGGCCTTGAGTGCTTCGCGAACGTCGGCGGGCGTGACGGTGATGGGTGGCCCCGACCACGCCACGACTACCCCCGCACCGGCTTTTCCCAGTCCTCCGGAGCGAGGCGGCCGCGGGTGATCTTGCTCATGAGGGCGGCCGTGGGGTTCGAAACCTTGCGGTGCCCGTGCCGAGCGCGCGACAGGATCGTGCGATGAAAGGTCTGGCGGAGCTTCTTGGCGACGGGTCCCCCTTCGGTGAGGATCCGATCGAGGACGACCGCGGCACGGCTACGCTGGCGCTCCACCATGAATTCCGCTGATAGCCAAAGAGCTACGTGTAGTCAAGCGGCTCCGCGTAGTCGATCGCGACCCGAGACGCGCGCTAGGCGGCAGACGAAGGGTTTCCTTTGCGGCGGCGTAGCCAGGTGGCTACACTCGCGATCGAGATGGACCTCCTCCCCGCCCTCGCCGATCGAGTCTGGTTCGCCTACCACTGTCTGCCCCGCGACAAGGCGGGCGCTCCGCCCTCGCTTCGTTCGCTCGAGGCCGCCTGCGGACTGGCGAACGGAACGATCCAGAAGACCGCCAAGGGCCAGCGTAAAGAGCACACCAAGAGCACGTTTCGCCTGATGGCGCAGGCTCTTCGGGTGACGGAATCGTGGCTCGAGTTCGGCGGCGACAACGGTCCGATCCCGACGGGCATGGTGCCGCCGCGGCCGGGGCTCAAGTGGACGGTCTACGGCGAGATGACGGGGTGGTCGGAAGCGGTCGAGGAGGCGAAGCGGGACGATCGGCAGATCGTGCCGCCCGAAGCGTTTCGCGCGGGTGCCGCTTGGCCCGTCGAACGTCCGTTTTCTCGCGTCACGCCCGAGATCGCGACCTTCGTTTCGGGGCTCGCCTGGCAATTGACACCGCCCGACGTGCAAGCGCGCTACTCGACCGAGGAGGCGCGCGCCGTCGCGCATGCCCGCCGCCGTCACGGTCGGACGGCTTAGCTCGCCCGCGGCCCATCTTCGCGTACGCGGCTGTGCGATGGTTCGCGATAGCCCCCGACCTGGCACGAGCGGGCCGATTCGTATCGAGCCGTATCGATGCGCCGCTCGGCGGAGCGTACGTACCGTGCGTTTGAGTGCCTTCGCGTGCGCTTCGGAGCGTTCGCGCACTCCTGGGATTTATTGATAAAACCGCGCGGATTACCTCTTTTCTTGCGAAAAGGGTGGGCGCATTGTGATTCGTCCAATGCAGAGCCGCGAAGGGGTTAGGGCGGCCCTTGGTCCGTTGTCGGGGGCGGGGGCGAGAACTGTCGATGCAATCGTGACGGCGGTACGACAACGCGTCGGCGCCGACGTCGATACCGATCCGCGCGTGGTTGCGCTCGAGCTCGGCAACGAGCTCCTGGCCGTCACCGACCGGCGAACGCTCGCTCCGGGCGTACGCGCGGAGCTTCGGGGCAACCGGATCCTCTACCGGTGGACGCACGATGATTGGCGCACGAATCTCTGGATCGGGATCGGCCTCGCCCTGAAACAGGCGAGGCCCGCGCTCCGAAGCTGCCGCCCGACGTGCGTCCGAATCGCGCGCCCCTGAACTGGCTACACGTAGCCTGTTGACTCTACGTAGCCAGAAGGCTACCGTCCGGCACCATGACGTCCCAAGAGAGGGATGCCCCGGGTGGTGTGGGGCAGACGATCATCGGAGACACCAAGGCGCGCGAACGCCTGACCACTTCGATCCTCGAGCTCGCCGATCGCGCCGATGCTGAAAAGGCCGAGGTGCAAGCTCGCGCCGAGCCGGTCATCGTCGCGGCGCGGCTCGTGCTCGGCGACGGCGATCGACGCACGGCCGCGGCGCTCCTCGATTGGGTAGCCGCCCAATTTCGCGGGCGCTCCTTCATCGCAGTTGCCGAGGACTACGAGCGCCAGGCCAAAGAGTGCCGTCGGCGAAGGACGACCGGGAAATGATTCCGCACGGCCTTCCTATGTTCGATCCCAACGAGCGCGGCATCCATCCGGGCCTCTCATGGGAGCGTTACTTGTCGGTCAACCGGACACGCATCTCGAACTTGAAAGAGATGGCGCGCTCGCCGTTGCACTATCAACACAGGCTCATCAACGCCAAGAAGACGGCGCCGCTCGAGCTCGGGCGCACCGCGCACGCTGCCGTGCTCGAGCCCGAGCGGTTCGAAAAAGACTACGTCCTATGGGACGAGCGAACGGCGGCGGGCACCGTTCGGCCGCGGCGGGGCAAGGATTGGGATGCGTTCTGCGCCGAGAATTCCGGCAAGACGATCATCCGCGCCGAGGAACATGGCTTCGCGTGCGCGATCCGCAACGCGGTCCGCAGCAACCGGGTGGCGGCGAAGTACCTGGACTCTGGCTACGCCGAAGTGGCGATGATCTGGGATGACGTCGCGACCGGCCGCAAGTGCAAAGGCCGCGTCGACTGGATCACGCACGTCGAAGGGATCGACGCGATCGTCGGCCTCAAGACGACGCGGGACGGGGATCTACGCGCCTTCGCGAACCAAGCCGCGAAGCTCCTCTATCACTTGCAGTGGGCTTACTACGCCGACGGCTACCTGGAGGCGACGGGCAAGAAGGCGCGCGTCGTCGAGATCGTCGTCGAGGCGGCCCCGCCTCACGATGTCGTTGTCTACATCGTGCCGGCCGAGGTCCTCGAATTCGGCCGCGAAGAATACCGGCGCCTGCTCGAGCAGCTCGAGGAGTGCGGGAAGACAGGTCGTTGGCCCGGGCGCGCGAGCAACGAGGTCATTTTCGAATTGCCCGCCTATCTGCAACCGGACGACGACGACGTCGGAGAGCTCGAACTAGAGGGCGTCGCGCGCGCAAGGGCGGTTGCCGCTCTGAACGAAGGCATCCACGAAGACGAGCTATGAGCGAAGAACTAAAGTCGCTGCCAAAGCCGGTCGACTGGGACGAGCTCTATCCCGGCAAGTTCTTGAAGTCCGGCGAGCTCAAGGGTCGCAAGTTCACGCTCACGATCAAGAGCGTCGATGCCTACGAGATCGACGGTGAGGTGAAGGGCGGGATCGGCTTCAAGGAAACGCCGAAGCTCATCACGTTGAACAAGATCAACGGGCTCTGCCTTCGCGCCATGTTCGGCCGCAAGGTGCAAGAGTGGGTCGGCAAGCGCATCACGATCTACCCCGACGTCGTGAAGGAAGCGGGGAAGATGCAAGGGGAGCCGTGCATCCGGATATGGGGCTCGCCCGACATTGCGCACGATCTCGATGTTCCGATCGAGCTTCGCCGGCGACGTCCTTACACGATGACCATGCACAAGGTCACGAAGGCCGCGGCCGCGGCGGCGCCGAGCTCGAGCGGCGGCGAGCCGAAGCAACGAGAACCGGGAGACGACGACCTATGAGCAGCTCGATCTTTGCCGCAACCACGTCGGTCGCCGTCGAGAAGTCGAAGGCCGAGCTCGAGCGGCTTCTCGTGAAGCATGGCGCTGCGCAATACGGGACGGCGCACGACGACCTGAACGGGTTCGCCGTCGTCTACTTCGCGCTTGGCGGGCGACATATCCGCCTACAGATCCCCATCCCGAAGTTCGACGCGTGGCCGGACCCAAAGCTCCCTTACCAGAAGAAGAAGACGCCTCAGATGTGGCTTCGTTGGGGCGAGGCGACCCGCATGCAATGGGTCCGCGAGCAATGGGAACAGGCCTGCCGCCAGCGTTGGCGGTGCATGCTGCTCATCGTCAGAGCCAAGCTCGAGCTCATTGGAATGCAGCTCTCGACCGTCGAGCGTGAGTTCCTCGCCGACATCACGCTGCCCGACGGGCGAAGCGTGGGCGAATGGCTCCGGCCCGGAATCGAGAAGGCCTACCTCGGCGGCGCGATGCCCCGGATGCTCGGCATGGGCCCGAGCGTCGTCGACGGCGAGCTCGAGGAGGGAAACGAACCGTGAAGACGTCACCAAAGAAAGGGATCACCAAATGAACGCTCTCATCCCGGTCCTCTGCGCCATCGCCGGTGCGCTCGTGTACGCGCTTGCCTCGCACCCGAAACTCGGCGAGCTCGCGCGCCTCCTCTTCATGGCGGCCATCTTCGCCGTCATGTTCGCGTTCGCCGGCCGCTCGATCCATCTGTTTTGAGTGATGAGGATCGTCTACATCGCGGGTCCCTTTCGCGGGCCCAACAGTTGGGAGATCGAGCGCAACGTGCGTCGCGCCGAGGAGCTCGCCTATGAGGTCTTCCAGCTCGGCGTCATGCCGCTGATCCCGCACGCGAATACGCGTTGGTTTCATGGGCAAGGCCCCGACGAGTTTTGGCTCGAGGGGACGAAAGAGCTCCTTCGACGCTGCGATGCGATCATCCTGGCAGAGGATTGGCTTCGCTCGTCGGGCGCATGCGGCGAACGCGACGAGGCCTTCGCGCGCGGCATTCCGATCTTCCACAAGGTGAGCGAGCTCGCCGAATGGCTCGGACAATGAGCGCGCGGCGTCTCGTCGCGAGGTTGCTCGAACTCGGCAAGTTCGCGGTGTGGCTGGCCCTAGCGGCAAGAGGGCGCCGATGAGCGACTGGCTCCCGGTCGCCTGCAGCACGTGCGGCCGCACCGTGGCCGCCGCTCCGCCAGGGCGCGCGCCGGTGCTCGTCGTCTGCGGGGCGTGCTCGCCCGGGCTGGTCGCCGCTGCGTTGCGGGCGCCGGCGACGCTCGAGCCCGAGCTCCGGCGTGAGCTCTACCAACCGGTGCAAAAGGCCAAGGGGTACCGATGAAGCGAGGGGAGGACGGTCATGCATGAATGGGACGACTTCGATGAGCTCGCACGCGTCGACGCGCTGCTCGAGCAGGACGAGCTCGAGCTCGACAACGGCGTCGGCCTGGAGATCGGCCGCTCGCTCACTTCTTCCGGCGCCCTTGCGGTTGACTCGGGCGTTTGCCGCGCGTGCGGGTGCACCGACGACGAGCCGTGCCCGGGCGGTTGCATATGGGCGACGCCAAACGCGGACCTTTGCAGCCGTTGCGCGCGCGAGCAATGAAGACGCCTCCCGCTTCGGTCGTCGTTTCCGTTTGCGCGACGTGCGGAAAGCCGATCACCGAAGGCGGTACCTTGAGCGTCGAACTCCGCGCCACGCTGCTCATAGTTCGCGCCGGACGAGCAGTGCTCGAAACGAACGGGCGTGTTTTCGAATTGCCTTTGACCCCAAAACAAGCGGCAGGGATACAGAACGACGGTAGCGAATTCGTCGTCTGCATCACGCCAGCCAAGGAACCAGTCCGATGACGAGACCCGCCGACCTGCCCCGCGCCGAGGCCTTCGTGCACGGCACGCGCGCCCGGTACGTCTCCGGCTGCCGCTGCGAGGCGTGCCGCGGCGCAAACACGGCCGCGTACCACGAGCGCCAGACACGGGCGAAGCAAGCGGCGCTCGCGATCGTGACGCCGGCGGTGCCGATCGAAAAGGAGTGGACGGCGCCCGACGGCTCGAAGCGCGTTCGCACCTACAGGCGCGCGTGCCCCGGTGTCGATGGCGCGCGCTGCCCGATTGCCGCGCACCTGCGCAAGGACTCGAAGGGCGGCGTCTGCCGAACCTGCCGCTCGCGGCTCGTTTGGAACGGCCTCGTCGACACCCGGCGCGTGCGGCGTCACCTCGGAAAGCTCGCCCGCCAGGGCGTCGGACGGCGCGCCGTCGCGGCCGCGGCCGATGTGTCGCCGACGACCTTGAGCGACATTCGTCGCGGCGTTCGCGACCGCGTGCGTCGTGCGGTCGAGAGCCGCATCCTCCAGGTGACGAGCGAAGCTGTGGCCGACCATGCGCATGTGCCGGCCCGTCGAACGCATGATCTCCTCGCCGAGCTCTGCGCCCTCGGGTTCTCGAAGTCCGAGCTCGCGCGGCAACTCGGCTTCAAGACACCGAAGCTATCGTTTCGCACGGCGATGGTCACCGCGCGCACCGAGCTCGCGGTCGCGCGCCTTTACCGGCGCCTCGTGGGCACCGCGCCGCCGCGCCGATTGGGGCCATGCCGGTGCGCGCGGGGCCCGCTCGAGCTCGAGTACCAGGGCGCGATCGTTTGCGCGCGGTGCGAGCGACCGGTGCGGGAGGCAAGGGCAGGATGAGCGGCGCGCGCCAACCGATCCCCTGCGCCGTCTGCGGCGACTCGATCCGACCCGGTGAGCGCATCGGCGCGAAGCGGTGCCCCGAATGCCGCAAGTCGCTCACGATGCACTACTCGTGCGAGCAGAGTGCGGCCCGCAACCTTCGATGTCTCGACTGCAAACCGCGGCCGCAACAACGATCGCTGAATCTTTGGGGGAACAAGTGAAGACACGGCCAGGCGTCACGCCAATCCACCCGACACGTGATCCGATCGTGGTCATCTCCGTCGAGCAGCTTCGCGCCCTCGTGCGCGAGGAGCTCGCGGACGCGCTCGCAAAGGGGGGCCCCCAAGACGAGTTGCACGACATCCTCGATCGGGAACAGGCCGCGAAACTCATTGGCGTTACGACTCGCACGATCCCGCGCCTCGTGGAGCGCGACGGCCTGCCAACGCTCCGGCGCGTCGGGAAGCTTTGGCGGTTCAGGCGCACGGACGTCATGGCCTGGCTCGCCGCGAAGAAGAGCGCCTAGCGCTTCACTTTACCGCACGAAGCTGCGCGCGCCGCGTTGGCGCCGGCCGTGACATGAAACACGAGACCGCCTCACAAAGCGGCTCCCATTGCCACGTCGTATACGCGTCGATCGTCGTGCCCGCCGCATTGTGCGTGACCTTCTCGAGAACGTCGACGCGCGCGCCGTCACGCCGCGAAAGGGTAATGAAGGTGTGCCTCGTCGAGTGGAGCGAATGGCCGTCGACGCCGGTGAGCGTGCACGCGCGACGAAAGAGCTTGTAGGCCGAGCTTCGCGTGTGGTTCCGGAGCTCCCGCGATCGACACGGAACGATGAAGTCGTCGGCCAACGGCTTGCGGCAGAAGACGAGCTCGAAGCCTTTCGACCACCAAGCCTCAAGCGCGCGCTCGAGCTCGGGATGAACGGGCACCGTGCGCGCAGCGTCGCCGATCACCTCGTCGGTCTTGAGCGGTCGATCGTCGTATTGAGAGTCGATCGTCAACGAGCCGAGCGGCTCGGGGTTGCGATCCCAGTCGCGGAACCGCAAACCGCATGCTTCGCCCTCGCGCGCACCGGTGTAGAAAAAGAGCACCATCAGCATGGCCCAGTCCGGCGGCAGACGCGGATCGCCGGTGAGCGCGTGCACCTCCTCGAGGGTGTACGGCCGGCGCTTGGTCGACGCCTTCGGGTTGAACGAGCCGCGAGGCCAGTCGCACGGGTTTCGCGAGATGAGCTCGGCGCGGTACGCGTCGCCGAACATGGTGTTGATCGGAGCGAAGAGGTTGAAGATCGACTTTCGCGAAAGCGTCGCCGTCGCCCCCGCCGCGTTGACGTAGGGCTGCTCGAGCTCGTCCTTCAACTTCTTCATGTGAACGAAGCGAACGTCGTCCAGGCGCAACGCCAGAAACCAGGGGCAGCGCTCGACGACGTGGTTGTTCCACCACCGCACCTCTTCGGCGGCCGTTCGGTTCTTTCGGGCGGCGCTCCACGTGCGCCAGTAGCCCGCGACGCTGGTCGCGCTGGTCGGCTTGCCGGTGTACGAGCCATCGGCGATCTCCCGTTTCATGGCAGCGTCGCGCCGCTCGGCTGCGCGCTTGTCGGCGCCGGCGTGCTCCCACACCTGGGAGCCATCCGCGAGGCGGTTGGTCACGTAGTAGACGATCCGATTCTTGAGCTTGCGCGGGACGGTTGCCATGTAGCCACCGTAGCCGCACGGCTACGCGTAGCACAACGCCCATGTTGAGTCCCTGCTTGAGTCGCGACGAAAAACCTAATGATATCCAGTGGAGGCGCCGGGAATCGAACCGGGCAGAAATGCAGGGATATCACGCGAAACCGCGGATTTTGAGGTTTGCTCCGGCGGCCGGCAGGCACCGTGTTTTCCCGGTGGTTCGCGATCGGGCACCGCATTTGTGGAGTCCGGTCAACGGCTCAGTCGTCGTCGCGCGGCAATGAGGCGAAGTACAGGCGCACGGCACGCTCGACGACCTCGGACCTCGATAGGTTGAGCTCGGCATGTATCGCGTCGATCAGAGCGACGGTACGACCTGCCAAAGAGAACTGCACCCGGTGTTGGTCTCGCAGCACGCGGATCTCCTGGGGGATCGTCGGGCCGCTCGGTCCGGAGCGTTTGCGTTTGCGCCGGGCGCTCACGAGGCGCCCCCGATTCGGTTGCGGCGTCGGTAGTACTCGCCGTGCGAGCGACACGTCGAGCGCCCTGCCTGGGCCTTGCCCGCGCACACAACGCAACGACCGGAGCCGCGCAGTAGTTCGCGGCGAACCGCCGATCGGTCCCGGTGCTGTTCGGCATGCGACGAACAGCGGCGCCGCCCCGACTCGGGAACGGCGCCGCAATCGTGGCACGTCAGACCCGCGGTGCGGGATACGTGCAAACCCATCAGGCGCGGGAGAATCGCGCGACGACGTAGTTACCGTGGCGAGACGGGCCCGGGTAGTACTCGATGCGCCCGCCGATCTCCTCGACTCGGTAGCGCCGGTCGACGCCCTCCACGGTCTGGCCGACGCGCAATCCAGAGCCGTACGCCCCGACCTCGGGATCAAGGAGTTCCAGTGAACAGCGTCCGTTTTCATCGATCTCCGCCTCGATGACGGCGGCGGACTCGAGGTCGATCTTGACCGTGCTACTTTCGCTCATGGTGACCACTCCGGTTTGGTTGCCCGTGGGGCGGACCGTCTTCAGCGGTGCCGCCCCGTTTCATTCATCTTGGACGCGGTCATGACCGCGCGCAAGAGAGAATGTCGGCGACGAGGCGCTCTCTCATCGGCCGCCGAGTCGTAGCCCGATGGCTACTCTCGAGCTCCCGACGGGTGTGGCGGTTTTGTCCCAGAATTTCGAAAAAAATTCCGGTTGACGCCAGCGGGCTACACGTGGTTCCTTGGCTACACAACGGTTTCGGGGAGCGGAAGCAATGTCGAAAAAACGGCTATTTAACGGGCGGGCGGGCGGGCGGGCGGAGCACAATCCGTTCCATCCACGTCGTCGACTAGCTAACGCTCCTTCATTGTCGGCGGGTGGCCGCCGATGACTTCGTTCGACTTTCGCAAGTCGATCGAAGCCGCGCTCGCCGCGCTCGATTCGTTCGACGCCGCGATTCGATGTTTCCGCGAAGCGCTCACTGCGCTCCTCGCCTCGATCGAAACCACCGCTTCCAAGATCGACACACAGGAGCTGCTCTCGGTTTCTGAGGTCGCTCGGAAATTTCACGTCAGCCGCCGCACGGTGCTGGAGGCGCGGCGCAAAGGTCACCTTCGCGGCATGAAGCCGGGCGGCTCGAGCTTGATCCTCTTCGAGCTCGCCGTCGTCGAAGAGTGGGTACAGGGGCGGAGCGGTCGGCTTCGGGTCGTCCGATGACGGCGCGCGAACGCACCGCGACCGCCGAGGAAATCGAGGAACGCACTCGACGTTGCCAGACGCGCGCACGCGAAGCGTGGCCGAGCTGTAACGGATGCGGCGCCGACATCATCGGCATTGGGCCAGGAGCTCAGCCCTGGACGGTCATCGTCTGTGATCCCTGTGGGCAACAGAGTGACGGCGGCGCGTTCTGTTTGACGTGCATGATCGAACTCGCAAAGCACGGCGTGCGCTTGCACCCGGTGAAGCGATGAGCCGTACGAATGAGCTCGATCTCGAGGCCCACATGTTGGCGGTCGCGAAGGAGCTACGTCGTCGCGCGGGGCACGGCACTTTCGACGGGCGCATATCGGCGTCCGCTGGCCGGTACTTAGCCGACTGCCGATTCGTCGACGCGCGCACGGGAACGCAACTGATCTTCACGCGCGACACCGGTCACCACTCGTCGGGCTGGATGAAGAACCCCGACTACGAGCGTTGTCTGCACCTGTCAACATCGCCGCTCCCGCGCGCGATCGTCACGATTCGCCCGATCCTCGCCGAGCTCGACAAGAAGACGCTCGCCGCATGGTGCCGGACGTTCTTCGGCGAAGACGTGCGGTACGTCTGGGCTGAGTCGCCGAAGAGCGAACATGGTCGCCGGGTCGACGTCTGGCACTGGCGGCTTTTTTGTGATGAGCGCTGGCAGCCGATCCTCCCGCGCAAGGAAGTCTACTCGCTCGACTTCACCGAGCTGGGATGGCGAAGCGCGTCGCAGGTTCTCGAAGAAGAGGGGCGCATCATTGAGAGCACGGTGGACCCCTCATGACCGCGCCCGTTTGGCAGTGCCACGGGTGCGGCGAGTTCCGGGACGACGAATGGATCTCGGTCGCGCACCACAAGATCGCGGCACGCGGGCCGCTACCCCCCATCCAACTGAACGCGCGCTATTGCAATGATCGGACGTCGTGTCTCGTCGCGGCGGCGAAGGTGCTCGAGACGTGGCGCGACCTCGTACGTCTCACCGGCCCGTTGGGTGAGCGATGAGCACGCGCGCCGACAACCGCGAGACGCTCGCGATCCGGGCCGCGCTCGCCGCCTTTTCGGAAACGCTGAACCGCGAGCTCGAGCAGCTTGACCAGGCGGACCTCGCCGAGCTCGACGCCACGAAGCACAGGCACGTTTCCGTCCTCTTCGGCGTCAAAAAGCCAATCGTCGCCGTGACCACGGTCACGTTCACGTCCGACGTTGAGGCGGTTCGATATGTGCTCGCGGTCACGAAAAAGGAAGGCACCGGATGAACCGGCATGAACGAAGGAAGGCTCGATCCATGGGCGCCGTGGAGTACTCGCGCGATCCTGAGGCTCAAGTGGAGTACACCCGTGGCGCTGAGACGCACTTCGCGCTCTTCCGGAGGTTCGTCAACCCGGACGATCCCCCGCGGTTCGCGCTCCTTCCCAAAGAGATTGCGCTCCTCGCGTCTCTTGACGATCAGGGCCTTGGTCACCGGCTGGCACGCAACGAGACGGCGCACCGCCTGATCGACGCGTTCTTCGAGTTGGCGAGCCGCGAAGAGATCGAGCCCCCGACGTACATGATGCTCCGCTCGTTCGTCGCTGCCGTCGGCATGCACGCGGAGAGCATCTCGCTTGCCGAGCTCGGGCTCGAAGTGGCCGGCATGCCCGGATCGTCGGTGAGGAGCAACTAGCCCGTGAGCAAGTTCCTCCGCCGCGACGCGATCACTTGCTCGAACTCGTCGAGCCGAGCCCACTTGTGGCCCATCGGCAGCTCACGTGTCGGCTTTGCAAACAATTGCGACCTGGAGGGTAGCGCGAATGCCGGAAACAGAGTCCGCGGAAGTTACGATCTATCCGACGCACAACTGCTTCGACGACGCCGTCGATTGGCTCAACATGCTCGCGCTCGGCGGGGCGTCGCGGGAAGAGCTCATGGCCTACGTCATCGTGCACGGCGTGATCATAGCGCCGGACGGTCAGCGGCTCGCGCATGCCTGGCTCGAACACGATGGCCAGGTGCTCGAAGGCGGCATCCACCATGGCGAGCGCGTTTGGATCGAGTACCCGCTCGCCGACTTTCGCAGGCTACACGCCGTCGAGGAGGAGACGCGTTACACGATCGTCGACGCCGAGCGCCTCGATCGCGAGTTCGGGCCGGGGCCGTGGAAACCGGAGTATCGGGCGCTCTGCTCGGGCAAGCGAAGGGCGTGGGCATTGCCAAAGGAGGAGTCTTGCGAAAGGTGATCGACGTCGCAAAGGATGTGCGTCGGTGGGGCGAGCGACCGCCAAGCATCGACGACGCTCGAGCCGACCTGCAGCGCGCCATGGGGAAGCTCGTTTTCGCGCATGCCGCGCAGCTTGGTCGATCGGGCGAAAACCCCAATCAGGCCCCGGCGCTCGCGATCACCGACGTATTCGAATCGGTTTGCGCGGTATCGGAAACGGTCGGTTGGGAGCCGAGAGAGCTCGTCGAGGACCTCCAGGTCGTGATCGAACGCTGGCTCGCGGGCGAGGTGACGCCATGAGAAAAAGCCGGATGGGCGACCTGATTCGTCAAGTCGACGAGCTCTCGCCCGAGCTCTCGCCCGAGCTCGAGGCCGAGGCCGAACGAGATGGCAGGCTCGCCGAGGAGCTCGCGAAGAAGCTTCGCGGCGAGGTCCTGCTTCCCTTTCTGGCGAAGCACGCGAGCGCGAGACCCGAGGTTGCGGGGTTGACACTCCTTCAGCTCGCGGCCGTTCACCTGATGGCCGCCTTCGGCATGAGCCCGGACGACTTCGCGGACTTCGCGCACCGCGTGGCCGAGCTTCACGAGGACCAGGCGCGGGCGATTCGCAACGAGGTGCGCGAGGGCACCCCGAGAGCCAAGGCGGCCGCGGCGGTGGCGGAAGCGGTCGTCGCGGCGGCACAAAAAGAGACTCACGTGCAAACGCAGGTTCGGCTCGTGCTCGAGCGGCAATGCCGCGAGATCGCCGACAAGCTGAAGGCGTGGACGCCGGCGGGCGTGGGCTTCGCGCTCTTCCTCGCCGACTACGGCGAGAAGGGAAACACCGCGTACGTATCGACTGTCGGTCGCGAGGGCATGATCAAGCTCGTCAGAGAATGGCTCGACCGCCAGGAGGGCGCCTGATGCTCGGCGACCTATCCACGCGTTCGGGCGCCGAAGAATTCGTGCGCTGGCTCTGCGCAAAGCTCCGTGAAGACTTCCTCGAGTCGAACGAGCTCCGGCCGAGAGCATGGGTTTTCGTCCAGCGCGACCCCAGCACCGGCGAAAAGCTCGAGCAGACGAGCCTTGCGATGGTCGTCGTCCCCGACTTCCGAGGGTGCAACGAGGAAAAGGATGCTCTCGCGGCGATGATTCGCGAGCTCGCCGTCCGTTCGAAGGCCGCTGGCGTCGCCATGGCGATGGAAGCCTGGTTTTCGGAAGGGCTCACCCTCGAGCAGGCAAACGCCCTCGGGCCTCGAGGCCTCGAGGCGTTGCCCGAAGCGCAACGATTGGAGTGCCTGTATCTCTCCCTCGATCACCTCGCCTTCGAGCGCACCCGCTCCTGGCGAGCGACCATTCGTCGAGATCCCGATGGCAGGCCCTTGCTCGACGAGTTCATAGAGCTGCCCATGCGTCGACACATGGGCCGGTTTTCCAGCGTGTTCCCGCGGGAGCTTTGGCAATGAAGAAGCGAATCGACGCGATGTTCGCGTTCGTTGCCGAGGACGCGGACGGCGAGGGGTTTTGCGCCTTTCGCGACAGCGATGGCAGTTCGTTCCCGCTCGTCGGCGCCGACGTCGCGCGCCTCGATGAGATGCGAAGGGTGGCGCAGGCGATCGCCGATGGGAGCGGCCGGCCCATTCGACTGCTCCGGTTCAGCGTGCGCGAAGAGGTCGAGGCGATCGAGCCGCGAAAGCCGAGGACGCCGGGATGAGCTGGCCCGATGCCATCACGAACGTTGGATGGGCGTTCTCGCTGGCCGCGTGCGCATGGGCGCTCGCGTGGTGGGCGAAGCCATGAACCGGGGCGAACGTCGCGCTGCGGTCAAAGCAGCCGCCGAACATCCCCATCAGCAACGGTGCCGTTGCGGTTGGCTCATGCCCCGCGAGGTCTTCGTCGAGCAGCTCACGGTCGGCACTCCCGTTGCCGCCGTTCGAGTCGTGATCACCTGCCCCGTCTGCGACGCCCGCGCCGACGTCGAGGTCGGAAGGTCGGCCGAAGCGTGAGCATCCACATCTCGCGCGAAACCGCCGATGCGATCTCGCGGCTCGGGCTTGGGGTGTTCTTCGCTTGGGTCGAGCCCGAGCGAATGGCGTGGGCCGTTCTCATCCTTCGCGAGCTCGAGGACCGGCCAGCATGGTTCCCAAAGGGCAAGTGGGCGACGATCCAAGCCATCGAGGCACAGCTCGTCGAGCAAGCCAAGGAGCACGCCCAGGTGATCGAGAACCGATGACGACCCCGTGCCGGTGCGGATACCGCCTGCCGCGCGTCACCGTGCAACTCGGGACGCTCGTGGCCCCGCCGGAGTTCATCCGCGTGATCCTCGAGTGTCCGCGGTGCGAGAGTTTCTACGAGATCGCTTTGCCGCTCGCGGGAACGCGCTCAACGCCGCCGGCGGTGCGGATCGCCATGAACGCACGCGGAGGCGTCTCCTGATGCGCGCCGAGATCACTCCCGCTCCCCTGCTCACGACCGGCGCGCGCGCTCGCGTGACCTTCGCCGGGCGAACCGTCGAGGCCACGGTAGCCCTCGCGTCCCCCAACGGCCGGAGCCTCTTTCTCACGTTCGACGCGATGCTCGGCGGCTACGTCGGCGGCATGCCGCTCCTTTGGGACGGCGCGCACTTCCGCGAGCTCGGCCGGGAAGGGCGCGTCGCGCAGCTTGAGCTCGAGCCATGAGCGGCCCCGAGCTGCACGCCTCGGTCAACGGGCGCGCCCGTTGCGACGGACGTCCGCTCGATCCCAAGCTCTCGAGCGAGTCGCCCGAGTGTCGTGACATGGCGGTTTGCCGGACATGCTTCCTTCTCGTAACCCACCATCGGCGCGAATTTGCGGCGTCGCCGCCGGCCGGGACGCGTGAATGAACCCGGGACTCGCGCCGTCTGAAATAGCGGGCAGCCAGTGTTGCAAGCACTGGCCGCCCCGGGGGAGTCGGAAGACGGGAGTAAGCCCGTCCGCGCGACGACCCCGACCACGCAACGAACTGGAGTCGTCACATGGCAAACGCGAACGTAGCAGACCCCTCATCATCGAAGGATCCCTCATCATCATCCGGCGACGATACGCCGGAGTCAGTCGTCGACGTTTCGGTTCAGGTGGACGAGATCGACGTGATGATCATGGCCTCGGAAGAAATCATCCGGTGCCTCGACGAGGCCCGCCCCCGCTTCGAGGACGGGGACCTACTCGACCTCATCGACACCATGCGCGGACAGTTCCGCACCTTCATCAACTGCGCGCGGCGCGGCGCCGTCTCAGATGAACGGACCTACAGGAGCCTGGCCCTCCTCTACGAGAGGGTCACGAGGCACCTGTGCCGGGCGCTTAATGCCCAGTACCCCGCCGAAGCAATCGACCCCTTCGTGAAGGCGCTCGGGACGACGCGCATCGTCGCCGACATTTTGGGCACGGAGCTCACCGCGACGTGCCGACGAGAGGCCGCCGCGCGGCGGGCGCCGCTCGTCAAACCCGGGAGGTAGAATCTTCAGCGTAGCCACCTGGCAACCGTCTAACGGAACCGGACAACCCATGAAACGCACCGTCCTCGCCGCCCTCGCTCTCGTCCACCTCGCCGCATGCGGGGCCCCCGCCCTGGATGGTCCAGGTGTGGGCGAACTTCCCACCGTTGACGCCGCCACCATGCAAGACGCGGGGAACGGGGCCGACACCCGTTCCCCGCCGCTTGACTCGGGCGCCTCGGTGGAGGGCGGGGATGCCGGCGAGGCCGGTGCGATCGCCCCCGACGCAGGCCCGGACAGCCGGGGGCCCGATGCCGCTCCGCCGCCCCCGCCGGATGCGGACGCCGCTCCGCCGACGATGCCCGACGCGGGGCCGGCGATCGATGCCCGGGCGGATGCCGGCCCGACCCCCGTTTGCACGTCCTCGAGCCCGTCGTGCGACGCCGCGGTGAAGGCCGACGAACGGGTCCGCGCTACGTTCACGGAAGCGTGCGCCCCCGAGGGTTTCCGCCAGTGCGGCGGCGTCCCGAACGGCGTCGTGGAAACCCTCCCGCTGATCTGCCGCATGGGGGCTTGGCGCCTCGCCGGCATGGCGTCGGGATCGCAATGGGTGCCCGCCTACGAGTGCTCGAAGGGGTGCGCGGCCGGCAAGCTGTGCGACCCGTGAGCTGGCCCCCGGCGCTCACCTAGCGGCCAGGCGGAACCACGCCCCCTAGGCGATCCGCGTCGGGCCGCGCACGAGCTCGAGATACCTCTCCCATGGGAAGCCCGCGCCCGGGTCCGTGTGGCCCTTGCCGTCGTTGAGCGCGTTGGTCACGTCGACGTGGCCGCAAAAACCGCGGGCCCCCGCGCGCAATTGCTCGACGGTGAGCCGCGCGATCGGGATCTGGTGACGCTGGCAGATATCCGCGGCGAGCTCGGCCGAGCGCTGAAGGACGCTCTTGCTGTATTCGTCCTCCCACGCGCCGGGCGATTGGCCCGCGTAGCCTGCGTGCTCGAGGTGAATCCCGTTTCGGTTCGCTCGTGGCGCCGCCCATGCGACCACGTCCTCGGGCACGCATTGGATGATCTCGTACGCGTCAATGCAGTAGTGCGCCGAAGCTTCCGGGGCGTTCAGGCCCGCGAACCAGGTGGCAACGGCGAAGGCCGTTCCCGGCTTCTCGGGCGCTTCCATCGTGTGGATCACCACGAGATCGATGCGTTGCTCGGGCCGGGCGGGGCCGGCATTCCTGGCCCGGATGAGGGGGATTTCGACGCCCGAAAGCACAAGCCCGATCAGGGACATCGCCATGGGCTACTCGTTCGGCAAGCGGTCGAGCGCCGCCTGCCAGCTCGCCCGGACCGAGGAGCGGAGCGCCTCGAGGTCCTCGGGCCCCTTGCCCGCCATGGCCTGATCGCGTGCGATGAGGAGCCCGATCGAGGCGAGGCGGGCCGCCGGCTCCGGTAGGTAGAGCGCGAGCTGCTCGAGGACGCCGATCGCCGCCGCGATCTCCGCCGGCGTCCGGACCGCGCCGATCTCGCCAAGGCCCTCGACGAGTTCAAGGATCGATTTCATGGCTGGTCCGCCCCTTTGCAGTGCACGCCGGCGCCGGCGTCGTCGTTCAAAATCGCAGCGCATTCCGGAGAACGTTCGACGAGGCGCTCGAGCCCGGCCTTTGCCTCGCGGCACGTGCCGGCCGCCTCGATGACGGCGAGACCTTGCTCGCGGCACCGCGTCGCTTGCGCCGCCTTAGGCGCCGACGAGCACGCCGCGAGCACCCATAGAATCAAAATGAGCACATGCATCGCATTCTCTCCAAGGTGAGGATCCACAACGAGAGCCGGGCTCGAGCTTCGGGCCAGTCGTCGGAGCGCGCGCCGAGGTAGCCCCGGAAAGCCCGTAGCGGTCGCGCCGGCCAGCCCTTGTCACGCATCGCGCGGACAGCGCCGCGGGCCTGGACTTCCGGCGGCGCGCACGCGAACCGCTGGTACCCGACGCCGAGCCCGTAGGTCCCCTCGCCGCCGTCGCCGTGAAGCTGGCACGTCTCGTAAAGCCACCCGAAGCCGCTCTCGTGCGCGCCATTCACGACGAGCGCCGCCGCCTCTGCTTCGTCCGCCGCCACGCTCGCGATGATCGCAGCGTGGTAGTCGGCCCGCACGGGATCGAGCCGGGGAACGAGCGTCAGGATCGCGAGAGCGAGCGCGGCGACGCTCACGGTCCCTCGGCGGGATCCCCCTTGGGGATTCCAATGTCTCGCCCGTCGCGAAAGCCTTCGACGACGACCTCGTGCGCCGTAATGGCGAGCATGCCGGCCACAAGCCCGCCCGCCATCGCGGCCGGCCATCGGCCACCGTTCGCGAGTCCAGCGGCGATCCCCGACGCGAAGCCAAGCACGATCGCGCCCGCGGCGCGCATTCGAGGCGGCACGTTCACCGGACACCACGAAACCGCGGCGTCCGACTTCGAGACGCGAACGAGCACGCTGATCACCAGGGCCGCGAGCGCGGTCCACGCGCCGGACTTCGCCAGCTCGATTGCCTGTGCGGTTTCATCCATTGGACTTTCCTTCGTTGAGCGTCGGCGTTTCGTTGGGCGCGCCCGGTATCACCGAGTCCCGGAGCCGTCGCACCCGCGTCTCGAGCACGTCGACCATATTTTCGAGCGTCCTTTGCGCGCGCGCGAGCGTTCCCGTTCGCACTCGAAGTTCACCTTCGAAGTGGTCGAGCGCGCGATCGAGAACGTTGTGTTCCTCGTGCACCCTCGCTGCCTCGTCGAGGGCTCGTGTAACGAGGTTGTTGGCCGCGTGGACGCGTTCGCTTAGTTTGCCGAGGTCGGCGGCGAGCGTGTCGATCCTCGTGCCGAGCGAGTCGAGTCGAGGCGCGATCGTCTTGACCTCAGTTTTCAGGCTCTCCTGGTTGCGCGCCACCTTTTCGAAGGCCAGCTCGAGGCCAGCCACCGCCCGATAAAATTGCTCGAAGTCGCTCGCGTGCGAAGGCGGCTCGTTGCCATTGACCGTCATTCGTCCTCCTCATCCTCGTAACGCACTTCCCCCCGCTTCTCGGCCGTCGGCCCAAACTTTGGCGGCGGTGTACGGTTCGGCGCGGCAAACACTCTCGCGTGAAAGGCATCGAGACGATCCCATCGCGTCTCGTTGCGAGCCTGCTTTTTCTCGATCACCTTGAGCCGTTGCGGGACCGGTGCGAGCGCCGACGCGATTGCGTTCGCCGTCGACTCAACGCAACTACGGCGAGCCGCCTCCACGTCATCGCGACTCGCCCGCGACTGGGCCCATGTGACCGCCGTGATGATGAGCCCTGCGACGTACATCAAGTCCTTCAGGGTGAGCGTTCCCAGATGGTCCTTGATGAACGCCCCCGCCGGTCGCCGCGTTGGTCGCGCTTGCGGCGACGTCGACGGTGCGACCGCAGCAGGGGCATCGGCCGGCGGCGGATCCGTGAGGTCCGCGCCAGGGTGGCGACCGCGCACGTCTCTCGCGGGCTTGTCCGGCCCCAACTGTTCGCGCGTCGTTCCTGGCCTTCGGACGTCCGGCATCGTCTCCCCCTCGCTTTACGGCGAAATGGCCGCCGCGATCAGCGCGTCCGTCGCGGTTTGCAATTCCGATTGCGCTTCGCCGTATGGCGATTGCGCGGCCTCGAGCTCCGTCGCCCTCGCGGCCCGAGAAACCTCGGCGTCGATCAGGTTGTTCAACAGACCTTCGAGGAGCTCGGGGGCCGTGCCGGCGCCAACGGCCGCGTCCCATGCCGCGCGGGCGCTGCTCACGTTGCCGATCGCGTCGTTCTGGTTGACGACCGCCGCATCGAACACGACTTTCGTCGTGCGCACCGTGGCCGCTTTCGTGAGGACATCGTCGATCTCTCCCTGAGTGGGCATGGTTTTTCCTTCTCCTTCTTTTTAGGCCGCTAGGCCATACATTGAACCGGCATAATGGTTCATTCGAGCGATTATCGACTCCGTCGGAACAGACGACAGCATGAGGTCCTCCGCGATCGACACATTGGCCCATGCGAACCCTCCGCTACCTGGCGCGCCTTGCGTTGCCCCGCCGATCGTGGTCGAGGCCGACGAGTCGCCGCTTGCAACTTCTGCATTCTCAACTCGCCAGCTAGTCGGGTTGCCGTTCATCAATATCGTATACACGTGCCACGAAAGACTGGTTGCAGTCCCCGCCGCCAAAGCGGGATTCAATTGCAAATTGTTGGTGCTGCCATTCCGGCTTAGCCTCCCACGATTGAAGCCGCCTGCGCCGTCAAACAGGGTATCGACCGCAACGTAAGCCGCCCTCCAGATGCCCACAACGATGCGTGTCGCAGGGTGGTTCAGTGTGAAGGTGGCCGACATCAAGTCGTTTGACCCGTCATACGTAACGCATGGCCGCGAGCGGGGCCCCGCGCTGGCCTGAAACGCCGGTTGCGCCGCCCCCGTTGCTTGAACCAGATTGTTGCCCGCGCCGGAGCGGTCCGCCCATGCCGATACGCCAGTGGCGATCGTGATCCCCGAGTCCGCGCGAACCCAAAAGACGAGCCCCGATGCACGGAATTTGCTTGGGTAGCCACGCTCGATCGCGGTGCGCATGCTCCCGGCGGTGTAGCGGCGTCCTCTCCCCACGCGCCGCATCATGGCTCGGTGATCGTGATGCGGAGGAACGTGGCTACCGGGCCTTTGACCATCAGCCATGTCGCCGTTGGCGGAGCCGCGAAGTCGTCGCGCTCGCCCGCAAAAAGGTGCTCTGCCTGATTCAGCGGCGTATCGGCCGCCGTTTTGGTCTCGTCGACGGTGCCCGTTGCGGTGCCCCAACGATAGTAAACATCGCCGTCCCCCTTGAACTTCAGCGCCTTCCCCGCCGCGATGGCTGCGAGGAGATTGACGTAGTTCGCACCGGCCAGATTGAACGCGACGCTCGAGGTCGTCACGGGGATGACGAAGAAGTTCGAGGCTCCCGCCGCCGCGGATGTTAGGGCCCCAAAGGGGATCTGTCTGGCAAGCGACGCCGCGATGGTATCGAGGCGCGCCGTTTGCGTGTCTTGCTTGGCCGCGGTGGCGAGCGCCGAGGTGTCGACCGTGACCGCGCCCGCCACAGGTACCGCGCCGTGGTTGCTCGCGAGAACCACGGAAAGGCTTCGCTCGCTTACGTTCTGCCCGGACCCACTCGGTAGCGCCATGTTGGATGTTTCCCCTTTCACCCGTGCGCGCCGTAGCGGCGTGCGCGGAACAGTCGAAAGTGACCGATCGTGTTCGAGACCCCACCAAAAAGTTGGTTGTCGAACGTCACCTGATACACGTATTGCCCATAAGGAACGAGCGTCGGATGGGGCGGATAGCCCTCGGCCGCCACGGAGAGCGACGCCATCTTGCCCTGGTAGGCCATGGCGAGATCGTAGACGTTGACTTGGTCCGTCGCGTGCGACGTGAGAAGCCAGTATTGCCCACCGAGGTAGACGATCCGCGTGCCCTCGTAGGGAAACGCCGCGGAGTCCGAGCCAACCTCCGACCATGAAGAGAGGTCCGTGCTCGAGGCGAGCGCCGGGTAAAACGTCTCCGGCGTCGTCGGTCCGATCGTGTGGGCAAGGTACCAGGTGCCCGCGACCTTCACCGCATACGGATCGTAAGCACCGCCGCTGCCCGGAACGGTCGGCAACGAGAGTTGCGCCATTCCGGCAATGAGGCGAGCGCCCGAGAGCAAGTTCAAGCTCGTCTCGTTCTTGTAGAGGATCTGGATGTCCTCGGCGTCGCCGCCCGCGTCGCCCCACGAGGTCATAAACAGCCGGTACGTCCCGTCGTTGTAGGCGATGAGATGGGCCGCGTTGTCGTTTTGGATGGCGCCGCCCCGGCTCACCATGATCACGCCGACCTGTGCAATCGCACGCGTGACCAGATCAAGCGAGAACACGCCGCAGTAAGCGGCAGCCTCCGCGTCGGTGCAAGTCGCCGTGAGTTTGCAAACACTTTCGCTCAGGCGCGGCGAGCCGTCCTCGTTCGACACGACGACCGGATCGCGAAACCCGCACGACCCGAAGCGTCCGATCTTGAAGTCATCGAAGACGAAGGTGACGGCAACCGAGCTTTCGGTCGCGACCCAAAAGGCGCCCTTCCATCCGGAGATGTCCGACGTCTTGAAGTTCTTCGTTGCATTGACATCGTACGCGGTGATCTTCGTCCACGCCCCACCTGGCACCCTTCGCCACATGACGCATGAATTGGCGACGAGCGAAAAGCCGATCTCGAACGGCGCCGCCCACCCGGCCGAGCTCACGTCCGCGCGGAAGTTCGACGAGCCGCCGATCTTCACCTGGATCGAAGCGAGGTTGTCCTTCCGTCGCCAGAGCGCGAGGATGAAGTTGTTCGCGTCCTTCGCGATCCCGACGCCCACGTTCTCGTACGCGTTCGTATCCGTGCCGGAGCGGGAAACGATCTTGATGCTCGAAGCCACTTGGCACAGCCCGATATCGGCGCCCTCCTGAAAGCCCGAGTTCTTGTCGCCCCCGGCCGCATGCACAAGCGTCATTTGTCCGCCCGCGATCGTGGGCGTTTGCGGCGTACCCTCGGAAAGGGCGGTGAACCGGGTCAGGCTCGTGACGCTCATGTCGTCGTCGACGTCGATCAACGCGGTCGGCATGAAGTCGAAGACGGCGCCGGCGAACGTCTCGTGCAGGTCGAGATCGATCGGCGAGAGCTCTTCGGCGCCCGCGCTCGCATCCACGTCGAGGATCAGCGCCTCGTTGTCGGGATCGTCCACCGCGGTGATGCCGGGGCCCAGCACGATCTTGCGACGCGCGAGCACTTCCACGCCGTCTTTTTCAATGGGAATCCAAAACGGATCGAGCCACGACATGGTTTCACCCCGCTCCCGGATCGAGCTTCGGCACGCTGCACTGCGTGAGAAAGCCGTAGAACTCCGCCCCGGCAACCGCTGTGTCGATGTCCCGCTCGCCGGTGAACGCGATCCAATACGCGTTGATCGAGTTGTCGATCACTTCGTTCACCGCGGCGTCAATGCTGTGAACGGCTTCAAAAGCGGCCACATTCGCCGAAGTGTCACCTCCCGTCCCAATCGACACCCGGGCGGCGCCCGTGTTGATCCTTTGCTTGAAGACGGTGAAGCCGGGGAGCAGTACCGGTAGAACCGCGTGCCCCGAATGGCCTTTGATGCAAGCGAACACCGAGACCAACGTGCTTCCGTGCGGCAACTGGAGGATCACGTGGAACCCGTTCGGCTCGGGCCCGAGCGCGTCGATGTCAACTTGCGTGAGCTTGAGGCCGCCGTTTCTCGTCCACGACGGCGAGCCACTCGAGTCGAAGATCCAGGCCAGAGACGAAACGGGCCGGATCACCGTGCCGAGGTCCGACAACGCCGCTCGCTTCGCTATCGAAGCGGTGCGATCGGCGAGGCCCTCGAGACCCGGGTTGACGCTCGTGGCCGACTTGTCGTCGCCGTCGGACGGGATCGTGATGTTGGTCGGGTAATTCGTATCGTCGCCAGCGTAGGCAGTAGACATTTACCTTGCCCCTCTCATGCAACACCGTCCCAATAGATTGCGCGGTCGTCGCGAGCCGGGACCTGATCCCCGGCCGCGTTCTTGCTCCAATGCGCCCACGTGCCATCTGGCAACGGCGGCGAAGCGTCGTCCGCGGCGAAGGCGTCCGCGTCGAAAGACACGATGATGTTCTTGCAAACCGCCGCCGCCGGCTTCCAATCGGCGACGATGGCCCGGATCGAAGCAACCTCCTCTTGCGTCGCCGTCGATCCCCACGTGCCGCTCGCGGGTCCCTCGCCCCACGTTTCGCCGTCGCCCCACGTGCCGTCACGCTCCCACGGCACACCAGCGAACGAATCGATGATGACCCAAAAGCGCGCCCACAACGACGGCTCGTCGTCCCAATTCCAAAGGTTCGGCGCGACGCGCGCGATCGAAAATGTGCCGTCGGCCGCGCGACTGTAGATGACTCCGACTTGCGTCCAGATCCGAAGGCGCGTCGCTTTCGGGGTGAGGTATCCGGCGATCTGGTCGAGCATCGCCGCGCCAACCCCGGCGCCGCGCCACGCTTGAATCCAGAGAAGGAGGCGCGCGCGGTAGTTCGCGGCGCTTTCGTTGAGGCCTCGACGGATGCCGCGATCGCGACCGTGGTAGATGAGCGCATCCGGCGGACACGTTGCCGGAAAGCGCGCGGCCGTCGCTTCGTCGGCTGCCCTCGCGATCGCGTCGAGCGGCACGCCGATGAAGGCGTAGACCATGCGCGCCGCGCGGTACGTGCGCAGGCGCGGCGGCGACAGGCGCCAAGCGGCATCGCGAAAGGTTGTGGTCATGCCACTTGCACCACCGTCGTATCGGCGAGAGCGCCGCCCCACACGGGCGCCTCATTCTCGGCGACGTCGATGTCCGCTTCGCTTCCTAGTTCCGTCTGCAGGGAGCCCGGAATCGAGCCGGCCGCCACGGCGAGGAGCGCGCGCCAGTAGACTTTGCCGAAGCCGGCGGGCGGGATGAGCACCCCCCCGATTGGTAGCGTGTCGACGTAAGCCTCGAGGGCGTCGTAGACCGCTTGCTTCGCCTTGGTGTCGGAGAGCCCGAGGGACGACGGTATCCAGATCGTGCACGGCGCGACGACGGAGAGGGTGGCCGCGGTCACCGCCGTTGCGTCAAACCCGTAGGGCGTCACGGTGAGATCGAAGGCCTCTTGCACCTCTTCGACGTCGCCCGACGGAACGGCCCCGCTCGGCCCAGCAATGAACACGTCGACGGTCCCATCGCCGGGCGGCGTCGCCACGCGAACGCGCGTGATGCCAATGGCCGTTCCATCGTCGCGCTTCGCGCTCTTGGCGATGAACTCGTACGCTCTCTTGATTCCGCCGAGGGCGAGAAGGGCCAGGGAGTCGCGGCACCGTTGTCGAAGTGCGGGATCTTTCTCTTCGTCGAGCCCGAAGAGAGCGACCGCGTTCGTGCACGTAACGCCGAGGTATGTGGTGACGAGGACGGTGATCGTCGCGACGCCAGCATTGCTATCGCTCCCCGCTTCCTCGGCGACGAGATCGAGTTTGAGCGTTCCGCCGGCGCCGAGGCTTCCGCCGCTCGTGTTTCGGTACGTCTTGCCCGTACTGAAGTGGGCGACGACGAGATCGCCCGGCTCGAAGGTGAAGACCCCTGCGCCCGCATTCGTGAGGGTGATCGCTTCGGGGGCGCTCGCATAGGTGGCAACGATCCGGTCGACGTTGAAGACGTTCTTCGCGAGGAGCGTGAGCCACACGTCCTCGGCGGTATCGAGAAACCCGCCCGCCGCGATGATCCGTACGACGTCGCCGGCCGTCGTATAGAGTTGCGCGAAGAGCGCGACGAGCGTTCGGGTGAAACCGCCCTCGGCCCAGTTCTCGGTATCGAGGCCCACGAGTGACGCGACGTTGAGGATCGACGCCTTCCACTGCGTGAGCGTCTTCGTTGTCAACAGATCCGCAAACGATGCCATCAGATCCCCCCCGCCAGGAGCTTGACCGCGAGATTTAGCCCGGTGTCGTCAACTCGCCCGACGAGCTCGAACGGGCCTTTGCTCGTCTCGCATCGGATCCGAATGTCGTAGGCCGTCACCGGGCCTTCAACGGTTTGCGTGACCGTCGGGACGACGCTCGAGATTCGCTCGTCTTTCCGGAGCTCGGAGCGGATGCGATCGGGGAGCGAGGCCGCGCCGCCTTCGGTGTCCGCCGAGCCAATCTCTTCGAGCAGGTCTAGCCCGTAGTCGGGTGCGTCGGCCGCGAGGATTCCGTTCGCGCGCGGCGTCTTCAACCGCCAGATGACATCTTGTGCGACGAGCTCCGCATCCGAGACCACACGGGTTTCGTCCACGTCATCGAGCGACGAGAGATCGCGGCCGAGTTCGCTCGTCATGCTATCGACCCCGTTGCGGCGCCCGTGACGGGTGCCGGCGTCATTCCCCCCGGCGAGATGAGCCCGAGCGCCGGCACCGTGACGACGGCGCTCGAAGTGATATGCGCTACGACGGCCTCGGCGATCGCGTCGCACAGGGCCGTCGTTGCCGCGTTGTCGTTGATGCCGTTGCCCTTCGACAGGATCGAAGTGCGAATCGCGGCACTCAGCGCGGGCGCGCTTAGCGGCATCACCCCACCTTCACTTTCATCGAGCACGGTCCAACGATCGTTCCGGACCAAGGGCCAGCAAGAACCGCATCCGTTTGGCGCGCCGCGGGAAGGCCAGCCGCGCCGCCGATCTCGATCGCCGTCGTCGCATCGAGCTCGAGCTTCGTCGGCAAGAACCCCCCACCCTCCGCGTCTTCGAAGCCGAGCACCGCCGGCCGCGCCGGATCGCCGTCGACGAAGCCGACGATCACCCGTGATCCGAGCGCGTGATCCGCGCGCGCGCCTGGCACGCCGGGCCGGATGAAGACGCGCTGCAGATCGGGCATGCCGAGCGAGACGCGGATCGGTTGCAGGTTCGCGCGCTCCCCGTCTTGCGTGACGATCCGGTATTCGAAAACGCCGCGGTAGCGTCGCGACGGATCGAGCTGTTCGAAGATGCGCCGCCACGCCGCGAGCCGCCGACTCGTCGCTGCGATCCCGGCGCCCCAAAGCGTCGTACGGAGCCCCGCCGGCGTGAGCTCGTGCAGAACGTCCACGGCCTCGATCCCCTCGACGGTGATGCCCGGTACGAGCGCCGCGATTGATTCGGCCGCGAGCTCGACCGTCGCCCGAGCTCGGTCCACCGGCCCGATCGCCGCAACGCCGGTGAACGCCACGGCCGGGCGCTTGCCGATCCGGGTGATCCCGTCCTCCCCGACGTACCACCCCGCGGGCGCGAGCTGCTCGAGAGCCCGGGCCGCGGGACCCGATTCCCGCACCCACGCCAGGCCCACGCGCGTCGAGGGGACGGAGCCCGGGTCGAGCGTCTCCCCGCACGCCCGCGCCGCGTCTGCGAGCACCGTAGCCGCCTTGACGCCCGCGTCGTTGGCGTAGCTCTTCGCCGGTATCGCGCGGCCCCACGTGCCGGCGCCCGCGGCGAGCCGGTACGTCGATCGCCCTTTCGGGCCAATGCCGCCTGACATGACCGTGCCCGAGAACGTGAGATCGGCGATGGCGAGCGAAACGACTCCGGAGAGCTCGGCCTCCTCGTCGATCGAGGCGTCCGCCCAGGAGACCCCCCACGCGGGGAGGTTCAGCCGAGCGTGGGTCACCCGGTGACCGGCGAGGGTCGCGGTGCTCATGGCGTCCTTGCCTGGGCGACGAGCGCGTCGATCTCGGCTTTGAGATCGGCGTTTGGGTCGACCTTCGCGGCCGCGGCCGACTTCGAGCCCGCCGGCGTGCCGCCCTTCTTTTTCGCCGGGCGGAATTCGATGAACTTCACGACGACGGTCGCGCCGCCCTTCCCGTCGTGCGTCATCCCGCCGATCGAAGCCTGGCAAACGCTCTTGATGTCGTTGGCCGCGAGATCGGGGTGGTAGATGTCGAGCGCCTTCGGCTTTCCCTGATTGGGGAGCGACGAGCGAATGATCGCCGCGAACGCCTCCCATTCGGCGAACTCGTCGAGCTGGAGGATTGGATCCTTCACGAGGTAGAAACTCGCGGTGAACTGCGCGACTTGTTCGCCCTTGTAGGTCGTCGTTGCGCCGCCCGCGCCGTCCGCGTCTTTGACGTCCCACTTCTGGTTTCGGTCGTGGGCGGAGAGCGTCACGAAACCGGGCGAGCGTTTGCCCGCGAGGACGATCGCGTCGTACAGCGACTCGTTGTCGATCGGGTTCGGCATTACGCCACGGCCTCGCCCCCGCCGAGCATGAGCGCGTCCGACTCGAAGACATCGCGCACCGCCGCGGCGATCTTGGCCGCGAGCCCATCGCCGTCGCCCCCGCCGCCACCTTCGACGGTGACGTTGATCGTGATGTCGCCGAACCGAGAGCCGCCGCCGGCGCCGCCGGCCGCGGGCGGCGCCGTCAGCGACTCGACGGAGTCTTGCGCTTCGCCCGCGCCCGCATCGACACCGCCGGCGAATCCCGCGCTCGTCAAGCGGCCAATGTCCTCGAACACCTTCGACGGCGACGCGATGCCAAGAGCCTTCTTCGCGGCATCGATGCCCCCCGTCACCACGCCTGACAGAGCGTCGACGACGGCCGACGCGGCGCCCGTGATTCCGTTCACCAGGCCCGCGACCATCTGCGCGCCGATATCGGTAAGGAACGTCGCGGCCCCACCGAAGGCGTCCTGGATCGCTGCCCATACTTCGCCGGGCGCGGTGACGAGCTTGTACAGGCCGAAGACGAGCGCTCCTACCGCGGCCGTCGCGACGACGACGGCGCCGGCGAGCAGTCCGAGCGCCGCGACGAACACGCCGGAGATGACGGCGGCGCCGCCAAGGAAGAGCTGTCCGACGAGCGCGATCTGCTCCGAATACGGCTTCAGCGCAATGTATGCCTTGAGCGCGAGGATCTCGGCTTGCAGAAAGAGCCGCTCGACGGACGGGATCGCCTTGGTGGCGCCGTCAACGACTGGCTGAAAGAGCGCCTCGAAAAGAAACTTCAGCGCCTTGCCGCTCGCAGTCGACGAGTCGAAGAGAGCGCCGAGCGTTTGAATTCCCTCGAGCAGCGGGTCGATTTTGAGGCCGCCGAATATGTTCGAAATGTTCGCGCCGAACCTCTTCGACTGAACGTCGAGCGCGAGCATTTGAGCGGCGAAGTCCGGACCGAATTTGAGTTTCGCGGCCTTGATCGCCGTCGCCTCGAGCTGTTTCGAAAGCTCCTTTCCGCGAAGCCCTGAATCGGCGAGCGTCTTCGCCATCGCCGTGAGCTCTTCGCTTGTGCTGGGAACAATCCCGCCGAGCCGGTCGATCGTCTCGGCGAGCTCGCCACCGCCCTTCGAGCTGCGAGCGATGCCGTCCAGCAAGAGTCCTTGCGTGCGATTCGTATCCGCCAGGCCGACGGCCCATTTCGTAATTCCCGCGGTCGCGAAGAGGGCGGCCGTTCCGATGGCGATAATCGCGACGGCGGCCGCCACGTACGGACCGAGCGAGCCAATCGAGCTACCGAGCTTCTGAAAACCCGTCGCGAGCCCAAAGATTTTTTGCCCCGCAACGCCAGCCGGGCCACCGAGTTTCCCGAGAGCTTCGGCGATCTCGTTCACTTTGCCGCTGCCCTTGGTGGCACCCTCGGCCTTTGCCGCCTGTTCCGCGGCCCCCTTGACGTTCTTGAGCCCCTTGGTGAGCGCGTCTTGCTGCGCGGCCGCGGCGCCGGCCTTGGTCTTCAGCGCGTCGACGGCCGCGGCCTCCTTCGTGAGCGCCTGCGCGGCCTCCTCGGCTTTCTGCGCCGCCTCTGCCTGGCGCTTCGCGAACGCGTCGCCGGACTTGCCGGACGCCGCGAGCTTCTCGACCATCTTCGCCGCGCGATCGGCCGCGACTTCGAGCTGGCCATACTTCGTCTCGCCGGCGGCCAAGGCTTCGTTCGCGGCCTTCATCGCAGCGCCGCTCTCTTCGAGCGCACCCGACATCGACTCGATCGTCCGCTCGAACTCGGCGACGGTCGCCTTGCCCGCGAGCATCTTGTCGCCGAGCGTCTGAACGGCCGCGATCGACGTGTCGGCCCCGGTCATCTTGGCCAGGATGTCGATATAAAATTGCGTTCGATCGTCGGCCATCACTTCCTCGTCAAGGCGCTGCGAATCAAGAGAAGGACCTCAGCGACTACTTGCCGAGCGGCATCAGCGTCTTCGTCGTCTTGCCCGCGTTCCCATGCCGCCAAACAATCCGCGAGCACCGCCGGGGACTTTTCGGCGGACGTGCGGCGCCCGCCTAGTCTTTTCCCTCCGCCTCCGCCAGCTTCGTCGCCGCCATGGCCACATCGTCATGGATCCCCGGCCAAGCCTGCTTCATCCGCTCATAGAGAGCCTTGCCCTCTTCGGTGTGCACGTTCGGGTACCCCACGCATTCCGCCGCCATCATGTCGCGCGCCTCCCCGATCGCCGTGTAGTTCTGCCCCGCGCGGCGAACCATCTGTCGATAGCGCTTGGTCACCACGGGCGCCGGCGTCGTCACGACCAGGAGCGTCGGCAATTCCGCAACGAACGACGACGTGCGAAGAACCGAGACGCGATCGTCGCCGTGCTCGACCTCGAGCGCCTCGACCTCGAGCAAGTCTTTCGCGTACTGCTCGTTGCGAGCGGCTTCGCGCGTCGCCTTGCGATCGGCGCGGCGCCTCTCGATCTCTTCGATGGAATCGGCCATGACAACCTTTCAGAGCAGGACGATGTCGCCGTCCTCCTCGACTTGCATGATGTCGAGCGGGATCTCGATCTTCTGCGCGTCCGAGCCCTCAGCGGCGTCGAACGTGCGTCCGATGATGCGAGCTCCGATCACGCCGACTTCGAAGATCTCGGTCGACCCCGGCGGCGTGAACTGAATTGGAATGTCGAAGGCGACGAGCGAAACCTGGTACTTGCCGTTCTTCACCGGCGCCACGGTGCGAAGTCCGACCTTCATCTTCTTCCAACCGCTCAGATAGAACGTGATCGATGCCTCGTTCTCGAGTTGCCCAGTCGTGCGCTTGCGCTTCCCTCCTCCCCCCGTTCCGCGCACGGCGCCGACGACGACCTTGTCGGACCACTTGATCGCAGCGATGTCGTCGGTCGCGATGACCGGGCCGCCGTAGAGCGGAATCGCGATACGAATGTCGGCCCAACTGGGCTCGAACTCGTTGAGTGTCGGATACGCCTGCTGCGCCATGGTCGCTCTCCTTACGCCGCGCTGTTGATGCGAACGATGGTTTCGATTTTCTCGATGGTCCCGTTCAGATCGAGCTCGAGGGTCCCGTGCAACGTCGGCGTCGGGTTGGCTTCCGAGATCTTCAGGTTGTCGGTGCGGCTCGCCGTCCAGGCCGCCGCGCTCGCCCGGGGCCCCTCGGGCTTGTCTTGCAAGAGAGCGATCGCGAGGGCGCTATTCACCTTGCCCTCGAGCACCCGAAGACTCGCCTCGAACGCCGTGCCGTCCGGCTTCAGCTCGGCGACGAAGCCGATCGCGTTCTCCGTCTCGGCCTGGCACACGCTGCTCGCGACGTTCGCAACGGCCATGTTGTGGGTGCGCGAAAGCATCGAGCCGTCGAGAGCTCGCGTGAGCGAAAGAGCGATGAACGCGCCGGCCGGCCCGTTGGCCCACGTGCGAAAGCACGTGAACCGTGCCGCCAGGCAGCCGCCGTCAATTCGCTCGTCGTATTCGACGGTGTTGCCCTCTTCGTCTTCGAGATCCCAGCCGTCACACTTCCCGTGGGCCTTGTACCAAGTCGGGATGTGGACATCGTGCTGGTACTCGCGGAGCGACGTGGCCCACTGCACCGGACGTCGCATCCGGTAGCCCGTAATGCGCGACGCCTTGCGCGCACGCCCGGCGCCCAAGTCGACGCGTGGCTCGTCATCGATGTCAGCGAACTCGGCGTCGACGGCGGCGACCCATTCGGCCTTCTCTTCGCCGGCCCGGATGACGACCGTGCCATAAGACCCGATCACTTCGGCCGCGAGGTCGGCCGTGTCGAGCGTCAACACCGTTGGCGTCACCGTCGTGATCAGCGCATCGCTGATGTTGTTCGAGGCCGTGCCGGTCACGGTGATTCGGTCGCCGGCGGCGAAATTGTCGGCAAGCCACGATCCGCCGCTTCGCGCGATCGTGTCACCTGTGCCGCCCACTTCCGCGAACGTCAGGCCATGCGACCCGACCACGGTGGCCGTCGAGATGGGGCCCTCGTTGATCAGATCCGTCGTGCCGAACGTCAGCACGGCGTCGGTCAGCGAAGCGATCGGGCCCGTCACGTTGTTCGCGCCGGCCGACGCGACCGCGCCCGACACCGTCACGACCATTCCCACTGCGAACGCGTCGTCGATCCAAGATCCATCCGAGCGCGTAATCGTGTCGCCCGTGCCGCCCACTTCCGCGAACGTGAGGTTCGGCGTCCCAGTGATGCGAACGCGCACGCGCGACATCGCCGCCTGGCGCTTGCGGTCGCGCACCTGTGCGCGCGCGAACACGTACCTCGTGTTCGACGTCTCGTACGCGTTTGCCTCGGTCACGAGATCCGACGCGTCGTCCTCCTCGACCAGGTCGCCGACGACGAGCCACGATCGCACTTGCCGCTGCTGCGCGGCCAGAGCTTCGCGCGCGGCGGTGAGTCCGTCGGAGTCCCAGCGCGGCGCCGTCGTCGAGAAGGTGAGCACCGCGTCGCCCTCCTTCAGATCGCCGGGCGCAAGGCTGAGAACGAATCCGAAATAGGGGATCGTGTAGCTCGAGGCCGTGCCGACGCGCGCCTTTTTCGTCGTGCGGCCGCCATCGAGCGAGAGGCCGAGAATGATCTGGTCGGTGCCGACGTCGCCGCCCTGAAGCACGGTCACGACGCCGTCGACGTCGTCGAGCACGCCGGCGGCGCCGGCGGCGACCGACACCACGCTCGAGCCGCTGTTGCCCGACGCGTTGATCCGGCCGATGGTTCCGGCGGTGGCGATCGGCATGCCGACGAAAACGATCTGCTTTTGCGTCTCCTCGAAGTGGTGCGCCGAGTACTCGACGCCTTGCGCATAGCCGTGTTTGGCGAGCAGGGCTTTCGACGACGAGAAGAGGCGCGGCGTCAAGTCGGCGTTCTGCCCGACGCACGCGAATACCGCGATGAGGTCCGTCCCTCCCGCTTGCGCGCCGGCTTGGTCGTCGATGGTCGTTGTCGCTCGCGGCAGATCAGCCATGGTCAGTCTCCCTATTCGGATGCGACTTCGTCGCCCACCTTCACCGTGTGAACGAGATCGAAGTCAGTGCCGAGCACCGCTTCGTCGTTGGCGTTGCCTTCCCACGTCACCCGCCAGACCACGCGATCGATGGCGAAGTCGAGCTCGTACACGGCGCCGTTGAAGAGCTCCGTCCCCTTCTCGTCCTCGAGCAGCACGAACCCGCCGCCGCCGAGCTTGAGCGTGTTCTTTCGCGTCACCCGCACGATCACGTCGAGCTCGGCGAGAACGTGGTCGAGCACCTTCTGCGCCCGGCGCGAGTGGTCGTTCCACGCCGCACCCGCGACGTTGCTTCGAGCGTAGATGTGCAACTTCGCCGCCTGGTCGCGATTGAAGAGGGCCGGGGGGTTCTTGTGCGTGGCCCGCGGCGCTGCGAACGAGTCGCGCTTTTCGTTCACCGCATAGTCGATCGCGATGTGCTCCTTGGCCGATGAAAGGAGCTTGGCCGACTCGAACCCGAACGCGACCGGGAACGGGACGTGCTGCACCTTGAGCGCGGCGTGGAGCTCCTTGGCGATCTCGTAAAGCATCAGCCGAGCTCCCGCTGAATCACTTCGTTCGACTTTGCGCGAAGAGCTTGCACGTACGCGACCGGCAACCTCGAGCGCGGAAACACCGGCCGCTTGCCGACCTGGTAACGGGCGTATCGGGGGCCGAGCGCGGCCCGAAGCCGCGTCCCCACCGCGACGTACGAAAAGCGTGCGAGCGCCCCCGACTTGCGAAGCGTCACCTTTTGCCCGTGCATGCCGGGGGCCCATGTGTCGGCGAACGCGTTCTCGCCGGCGGCGAACGTCTTGCGCGCGAGGTCCGTGATCGTTTGCGCCGTCGCGATCGCGACCTTTGCGCCGACCACGCGCGGGAGATCGCGCAGGTTGCGCTCGAGCGCGCGCAGCTTGGAGAGATCGCCGCGCATCATGGCAACGTCCCTCCAGTTGGCCCCCACCGGCGCGCGTCGGCCGTCGCGCCTGCCGAGATCGCGAGGTTCGCCGACGCGGTGGCACGCGCATCGCGGATCGGCAACCCCTTGGCCCATCGCTCGAGCTGCGCCTTCGCGTCGAGCTCGGCGTCTTTCATGCTCACGCTCGTCTTGCCGTTGAGGCGCTGAAGCTCCTTGAACGCGAGCTTCGCGACCGTCCCGGTGATGACTTTCGGATATGGCGCGGTGAGCGGCACCATGTGCGCCGGGATGAACGGGTCGACGAATCGCGAGTAGTACTCGAGCACATCGTCGATCGGCAGCGCCTTGACGACCACGACCGAAACGCCGTCGGTGGTGAGATCGATCGGCGATCCGGCGGGGCCGACCTGAAACGTGCTGTCGGTCAGGCGGATCGCCGGATACCCCTCGCCGGCGACGAGCGGAGCGGGCACGTTGCCGCCCTCCTCCGCGCGAAACTGCACCATGTCTTCCGTCTCGAAGCCGTGGCCGTCGAGCTCGAACACGTCGGTTGCCGCGAGGACCGATGCACACACGCGCCCGGGATTGGCCAGCTCGCTCGGCTGGCCACCGTATTTGAAGAGATCGGATCGGATCGCGTAAACGTCGGGCATCGCCTTCTATGCGCCAAAGCCCCGGCCCAACGAAGGGTGCGGGGCTGGCGCGGCGCTACGCCGTTCGTGTTACGGAGCGGTACCGGCCCAACGCTGTATGGCGTGCGGCAGCGCGAGGACGCCGTTGCCGCGCAAGATGTAGGCGATGCCGATCTTGAGCGTCGTCTTGTAAAGAGCGTCCGTCTTGTCCTGCCGGATCTCTTCGGGCGAGCCCTCGTCCTGCACGATCCACGGACTCACGCCGGGCTTGTTCAGCGCGAGCGGGTACCATTTGTCATCGTTGTCGAGCTCGTCGGAGATGACCAGCTTCACGGTGCCCTTGTGCCGGTTCGGGACGGCGCCGAACTGCGAGCCGTCGCCGATGGCCTGGATGATCAGGTCCTGCTCGAGCATGTTCTTCCAGAGTTCCTCTTGCGCAGCGGGGGCGAGCACATGCGTCATGCGCAGGCCGAGCGGCTTGCCGTTCGCGGCCTTGATGCTGCGAAAGTTGGTCTTCGCAGTCGACAAATTGTCCAGCGTCGGATCGGTTCCCGCGCCGGTGATGTCGTTGTCGATCGTCCCGACGGACGGATCGAACACGTTCACCGGGTGATCGGAGGCGAAGAACGTCTTGCCCGTCCAGCAAACCGCGTTCGCCGCGAGCGCGTCGGCGATGATCTCGTTCGGCAGCGACGTCGCAGCGACCGCCATGGCCGCGGGCTCGCCCGTCCAGCCGATGAAGTCGGGCGCCTCGATGATACTCGCGAGTTCAGCGACGCCGTCTTGCCATGTTTTCGGCTTGAGCTCGAGGCTCTTCTCGAAGAGCGCGCGGTACTTCAGATCGCCCTTGAATTCATGATACCCCGCCGCCGAAACGGGAATCGGATAGGTCGTCTTGAGCGCTCGCGAAGCCTTGTACAGGCCGAGTTCGCGCGCCCATGGCTCGACTCCGGATTGCGTGAGCGCCGCGGCGAAGTCCTGCGCGAACTCTTCGAGCGCCCGCTGTGCGTCCCTTGAGACGAGATCGAATTCTGAACCCATGGCAGTGTTCTCCTTGTTCCCTCGTCAGGCGATCAGGACGTCTGGATCTTGCGCTTGTAACGCAGCCGAACCGAATGCAGCATCAGGTCGTCGGTGCCGAGCAGACCCGCGGTCGGCGCCACGGTAAACGTCATGGTGTGCGCGCTAGCCGGAATGTCCGCCGCGGCGATTGTTCGGGTGAGCTTCTTCGTCGTCTTCGCGGCTGCGTTGCCGACGAGCGCATCCGTAACGCCGCCAGCGTCGGCGTCCGCATCGTGCAGATCGCCGGCCGTGAGAATGAACGCCGTGATCGTGAGCGTCGTCGCGTCACCGACGGTCGCGCCGCTCTTCGAGCACAAAAACTCGAGCTGGGCATTCGCGGTGTCGTCGAGATCCGGCGGCAGGCTGACCTGACAAAGTGCCGTGCCCGGCGTGGCGTCGTTGTTCCATCGGAGGTTCAGCGCCTCGGAATCGGCGAGGTTGAATCCGAACGTCGGAGAGCCGGCCGAGACGAACTTCGCGAGCGGGTCCCCGTCTGCGTCAAGGAACGACGTCAACGGGACGTGCACGTAGGCGTTCGCGGTTGACGCATCGGCCTCGAGCGCATCGATGTCCACCTGCGCTGTGTCGAGCTGCGAGGCCTCGCTCGCCGCGATGACGATGAGCGCCACGACGTGGGGGCCCATCCAGACGAAAACCTGGCCGTCGCGCACTTCGGTGATGAGGCCGGCGATGCCGCGCGTGTCCGTACCGTTCGTCAGGGCGACCGTTTGGTCGTCGACGACGTAGCAGACCTTTCCGACGTCGTCGGCGGCAATGTCGTCGCCGCCGCCCGTTGCGGAGACGAACCCGAAAACGCCGTACTCGACCTCGACGTCGACCGCGTCGGCCGCTCCGCCGAGCGCCGATCCGGTGCGGTTGTCGTAGGTCGCCGACGCCTTACCGAGCGCCGCGAGACAACCGTTCGCGATCGTGTCGCCGGGCATGGCGCGCCCGGCCGAATCCTTGCCGACGAGGGCTCCCTTGAAAATGCGAACGTTCGCCTTGATGCCGTACGTGCCGCGTGCGGGGAACTGGCCAGCGAATTTCGTCATGCGCTCGATTGAAAGTGCGGTCATGGCTCAGGCTCCCTGTACGTTGCTGGCGTTTCGCGCCTTGATGCCGGCGCGCGTTGCGGCGTACTTCTCCGGGTCGATCTTCTTCTCGCTGCACATCGCGAGCTCACGGGCGCTGAGCCCGTGCGTTTCAGTCCCAGCGGGCGGGCGCGGCGAATCGCGGCGGCCGTTCACCGCGGACAGTTTCGCAACGCGCGCACGAAGTTCCGCGATCGGCTCGTCGGCCAGGCGTTTCACGGGCGTCTTGCCGTCCGGAACTCCCGCGCCGTCGGGGGCCCAGGCCGTCGCCGGCGTCTCGGCGGACAGCTTCACGAGCTCGCCCACGAGGCGTCGGCGCTCACCGCCCTCGAGCGTTGCGCGCTCTTCTGAAAGCGCCGCGCGTTGCTTCTCGAGCACGAGGTGCGACGTGCGCCAGGCCTCGATCTCGGTGATCGCCGCACCGATGTCGGCCTTGTCGGCGAGGCGAGCGATCGTTCGCGAGGCGATCGAAAGCCGCTTCGCTGCGACCATGGGAGCGGGCTCGCCTTCCTTCGGCGCATCGCCGGCCGCGGCGGCGGGGTCTCCGGCGGCGGGCGTGCCGTTGGCCGCGTCCTGGATCTTCTTCACCATGGCCGCGACGGTCGCCAATACATCCTCGACGTTGGCATCCGCGCCGAGTCCCAATGCTTCGGCGATCTGTGCGAATTGTTCCGGGCTCATGGCTACTCCTCCGCCGTTGGTTTGACTGGCCGCGACGAGCGGCTCGATGTGATCGATGGCTGGCATTGCAACGATCGCGACGTTGTGAATCGCCATGATCTGGCGAGAGTCCTTGGCGAACGCGAAGAACGGCGAGATGTAGCGCTGCCGCTTGTCGCGCAAGCGGGCCTCGCCGTCCGGCGTCCAGGTGACATCGACCGCCCAAAGCTCGGGGCCCGCCGGGCTTTGGCGAAGCTCGAGCTTGCACCAGCCTCGGGCGTCCGGATCGTAGGCATTCGACTCCTGCTCGAGCGAAAGGTGCTCGAGGTCGATCATCACGTCGACGCCGTGCGCTCGGTATTCCGCCATCACCGCCGCCGCGGCCTTCGCGTCGAAGACGAACGGCTGCTCGGCGTTTGTCGTTACGTTCAGCCCGGCGGTGAAGATCCGAAACTCCGCGGGGAGCGCATCGCCGTTGAAGATCACGGCGAGAGCCATGGTCTTGTGCCAGCGATTGCGTGCGGGGATCGGCATGTCCGTGGTAAAAAATGGGCGAGACCTTAGGCAACAAGCAAGATGTTTATGCTTTCCACTGGTAAGCATCAAAGGGACGAGGGAGGCTTCCGATGGGCGCAACATCCAAACGAGCCAACAAAATAAGGGTTGCGAGTGATTTTGATCTCGTACGGCTCGCGGCTGAATTGCGGACGCCGAAGGTTTCCACTGGAAACTATGCGTGGGACCTCGACGCGATCCGCGCGGCGCGGGACGCCCAAATGCTGGGACGCTTCAAGCTCCCGGCTCGTCTCGCCGAGTCGACGAGGACCGACTACGCGATCTTCGCCTCCTTCCTGAACCGGCTCGCGCCTCAACGCGGCTTGCCCGTGAAGCTCGAGTCGCCGAACGACACCGCGCGCGCCCTTCGTGTACGCGCCGAAGCGGAGGCCCTCTTTGGTCGCAAGGGAATCGGCATTCACCCGGACACGCTCTCGGACATCGACGGCACGCTCGCGAACCACGGCGTCGCTTTCGCGGTGAACGTCGTCACGCCGCGCGAGGATGGCTCTCGTGTGGATTTCGCGGTGAAGTCCTGGCCGATCGAGTTCGTACGATGGGATCCAATCTGTCGGGCCTACAAGACGCTCGTCGAAGGAGCCGGCGAGGAAATGATCTGCCACGGCGATGGTCGGTGGACCGTTTTCCAGGAGCACGAGCTCGAGCCTTGGAAGTACGGGGCGATCCTCCCGGTATCGTTCCTCTGGGCCGACCACGCGTACGGCGTTCGCGATCGCGCCAACTCGTCGAACGCGCACGGCAACGCGAAAGTCGTCGGCACCATGCCCGACGGCGTGGCGCTCGAAGACGAGACGGGCCTCACGAAAGAGGCCAAGGCGTTCCTCGAGCTCCTTCGCGCGATCGCGAGCGTCGATACGCCGTTCGGAATCAAGCCATTCGGCTCGACCGTCGACTACATCACGAACGACTCAAAAGCGTGGGAGATCTTCAAGGAGATCATTTCGAGCGGCGAGAAGGCCGCCGATCGCGTCTACCTCGGCCACGACGTAACGGCGACGGCCGCCGGCGGCGACGCGGTCGGATACCTCTTCGGCGTACGCAACGACATCGTCGAGGGCTCGCTTCGCGCGATCGAGCGCGGGCTTCGCGAGGGCGCGATCGAGCCATGGGCCGCGATCAACTTCGGCGACTCGACGCTTGCTCCCGATCGCGTCTACCTCATGCCCGACGCCGACGAGGACGCGCGGCGCAAGTCGCTCGCCGAGCGCACCGCGGCGTTTCACGCGGCGATCAAGGCCGCGCGCGAGAACGAGTTCGAGGTCAACGAGACCTACGTCACGGCGCTGGCCGATGCCTTCGGCGTGACGGCGCCGACGCTCAAAGTCTCGACCCCCGCGCCGAGCGGGGCAGCGCTGCCGCCAGTCCCGTCGCCGGCGCCGCCGGTGCCCGGAGCGCCGCCGTTGCTGCGCTCAGTCCCTTGAACCCGGCGCGGTGGTCGCGCTTCTCTTCCTCGCCGAGCCGCGCGAGATACCAGACGAGCATCACCAGCGCGTCGAGTCGGTTCGGGCTCTTTCCGCCGAGCGAGGGATCCCACTCGGTGATCTCTTGTTCGAGCTCGGCCAAGTGGCCGACGATGTGAATGAAGCCCTTCTCGGCGAGCGTGCTGACCGGCTCCGCTCGGATTGCTTTGCCCCGCGTGGCGAGCACTTCGATGATCTTCACCGCGAGCGACGCCGTCTCGCCACGCTTGCGAGCCTTCGCCGCGCGGACGTTCGCCGCGACAAGATCGCCGCCGCGGTTGCGCTCGACGATGACGATGTCCGTCTCGTTCTGCTCGCAAGTCCTGACGACATCGTCGCCCCACTTGTTTGGGAGTGATCGCGAGCTTGCGTCGACCCAGATGTAGAACTGCTTGTCGACACCTCGGCCGCCGGCGACGATCCCCGTCGGGTCGTTGTCGGGGCCCGTCGCGATGCCCGGGTCGACGGCAACGGCGACCTCCTCGAGCTCGGGCGCGGCCGCGACACGGTGCGCGTCGAGCACCGACGCGCGAAAGAGTGCCCCGGGGTTATCGCTCAGGATCTCGCCCTCGAGCTCTTGCTGTCCGAGCCGGGTGCCCCCGTACTTCCGCGCCATGCGCGCGACGTATTTGGAGTCGAGGTTCGTGGCGTTCTCCGACTGGGCCATCAGGATGGTCACCGTCTCCTCGTCGGCGATGATCTCTCGCAGCACTTGCAGCGGAAGGGGCGTGCCGGTGAAGAAGATCTCGAGCTCGAGCGCACCTGACAGACGCGTGGCCAGCTCGATGTTGTGCCAGATCGCTTCGAGGTGTCGCCACTTCGCCGGCTCGTCGCACCACACGGTGTCGAGGTTGGGCCCGCGGAACTCGGGCTTTTCTGCCGTGTTGATGTACGCGAGCGCGCCGCCGCAAGCTTCCGCGCTCGAGCAGCCCGCGCCCGTGCACGTCGGCCGGTGAAAGTAGATGAGACCCTTGTGCGGTTTGTAGACCGGCTTCAACCGCGGGGGGAAGGCGGTGAGGATGCCGTCGGCGCCACCGTCGCCCATGATCTGGTAGCGCTCAATGTCGTCGAACGTCGGCCCCACGATTGCAATCCCGCGCGCGCCCGCTTCGACCCGGCGACGGATCCGGTTCGCGCCCGCGATCGTCTTTCCCGATCCGCGGCCGCCGAGCCAAAAAAGGATGCGGTGCGCGAACGCCGACAGATCGGGATCCTGTTTCGGCCGCGCCCACGTCCCCCAATCGTAACGAAGCTGCGAGAGCTCGACCATCGACAGGTCGTCGAGGATCGCGTCGCGCGCCTCCTTCGGGAGACGCGAGAAGCGCTCGACGAGGCTTGGGCCCTTCAGCGCGTCGGAGAAAGCGCGCGCGTTCGCGGCCGCCGTCGCGTAGCGCTTCTCGAAGCTCGACTCGGTCGCCGCCGTCATCGGCCCCTTCCGTGCGGGTCACCGCCGCACGACGCGCAAACGAAAGTCTCCTCCGCCTTCGCGACCAGCCGGGCGAACTTGCGGCGCACGTCGGCCGCCGCGTCGACGTTCGCCGGATCGTTCGCCGGATCGACGGGCGCGCTCGGCGTCAACTCGACGATCCGCGTCGCGAGTCGTTCGGCGATGACCATCGCCTTGTCGTAGTCGCCCATGTTCGAGGTTCCGCTCTTCGTCGCTTCGCGGTGGTACCGGACGAAGGCGTACGCCTCAGCGAGCTGCTCGTGCAGGTCGGCCAGCATGCTCGCGAGGTCCTTCGACGGATCGGGGATCTCCATCTCTGCCAGCCGCTTTTGCTGATCGAGCAGCCTGGCGGCATCGCCGTCGGGGGCCGAGCGCTTGCGCTTCTTGCGCGCCCCCTGGCCACCGTTGGCCTCGAGCCCGGCGTCCTTCAGCCACTCGAGGATCGTCGGGTGGGAGACGGTCAAAACCTCGGCGATCTCTCGAGCGCTGGCCCCGGCAGCCGCGAGCTCGAGCATTCGTTTGATTCGTTGCGGCGTCTTGCGTGAGGGTTGCGGCATGCATCGGCCTACATCGTGCGGTTCGTTTCGGTTCAGACGGTAAGCTTCGGTAAGTCACCGATATTTGTTTGCGAGG